TGCGATCATTGCGTCAATACGAGCCTTGCCCTCAGCGTAGACATCTGGTTTAGCCCCAAGACTGGGCTTGTCAATCTGCCGCTGGCGCTCTTCGTCCTGCAGTGCCTCGGTCTTTGTCTTCCTGCGGCTTCTACGGCCAGCCACAATCAGGTTCAGTCTGTCGATTCGCTCAAGCTCTGCTGCTCGCGCCTCAGCCGCAGTCAACTCTTTAGGCTTAACCCTTGGCTCGCTTTTCAGCGCCTCGACCTTGACGGGTGGTTTTGCACTGGCCTCTGCTCGGGCGTCGTTCAACAGCTCGTTCCTCTCGGCCCTCAGCTCTACACGCTTGGTCCTTCCAGACTCTATGTCCTCAAGTTTCGCAACAACACGGGCATCAAAGGTGCCCTTTGTGTCGCCACTGACTTTATCAGCTATCGCCTTCAGTTTTATATACTCGTCATTGAGAAGCATCTCATCGAGATTAAGAGCGTCCATCTCCTTCTCGATCTCGTCAAGGCGCTTACCCCTCTCTACAGCCTTCTTCGTGGGCTTTGCTTTCTTCTTGGGCGTTGCTTTCTTCTTGGGCGTTACTTTTTTGGCCGGCTTAGGCTTCTTGGCCGCCAGCGGCGAGGCCTTCTTGACGACTCCAGGCTTCTTGGCCGCCAGCGGCGAGGCCTTCTTGACGACAGTGGCTTCTCTTTCTGCTTTTTGTTCTGCTTTTTGCTTTTTGAGTTTCGCGACTCGGGTGTCTGTCACCGCCGACCGGCGAGCTTTCCGCCCCTCTGGCGTAAGACGAAGGGCGTCCCGGTCCTTTTTGGTAAGTCCCGCCGCCCTTGCTGCGTTATCGGCTGCATCGAACGCCGCCTGCTCTGCATCGGACCCTCGACTGATGTCTTTTGGGGCATGCCCATCAAGCGCATTCAGCCTCTTATAGAGATTGTCATACGCTTCTGTCAGGCCGTAGTCGTCTGGGGGCTGTTCCGCTGTCACCTCGGCCGGCTTTGTCTTCTTGGCCGCCAAGGGCGAGGCCTTTTTGACAACAGGCGCAGCAACAGGGGCAGCGTTTGACGCAGCCACAGTATTGATGGCTTTTACAATGGCGTCCTCAACAGCAGCAAAGTCCTTGATGTAGTCATCCATGAATGTGCCGGGCTCGTTCTTGCCAGAACGAACCATCTCTTTTATAGACTTGAACATCGCAAGGATCTTATCGGTCAGGATCTTGAATGCCCCAGGATCAGACTCGCCCAGCTTTGTCCAGAAGGACTCGCTTTGACCGGCTTTGGTCCCCATGAAAGCGACAAGCTCTCCGTCTATCTTGCTCTGCAGGTAGCCAGCATCGAGAAGGACAGAAGACGCAGCATCAATACCTTCTTTCCCGAGCTGCTTCCTCACAACATCAAGAACAGACTGATACGCTTCCGGGTGTGTAACACTCATTGAGTGCAGCGACTCATGGAGGGCCACACTCAGAAGGGGGTTCTTGCTGTCTATGTTGAGCCGTACTTTGCCGGTTTCTTTGACGTAGGTTCCGTTCGATGCCTTGTGGGCGTTAAACAGGCCACGATAAGATACCCACTCCAGCTCTATACCGAGCTTCTTTGCGAGCGACTCTACCGCTTTTGCTTCTGGCGTGTCTGGTGTGTTCACTTTTTTGCTGCGGTCGTAAAGCCTGGCTCGCTCTGCGGCGTCCCTTCTGGCTTTTTTGGTTCGCTCGATGTCACCAACAGCATCGAGAACCATCTTCCTCACACGCTCAGTCTCGACTGGTGATGGGGTGGCTGCTGCCGCTGGAGCTACAGGAGGAGCAACGACTGCTGAGGGAGCGGCAGCCGAAGTGACTGTAGCGTCAACCACGGCAGCAGCCGGACTGACGGTAGTACCACTGGTTCTTGACAGGGCATCGGCAACGCGATACGCCTGCTCGGATGGTGTACCTTTGAGGCCCTGCTTGAACCTCGAAATCTCTACTACACCGCTCTCGCCATCTGCTGACTCCCACTTGAACCCAGTTGTGGCTCCTTTTGCGTCCAGGACGCCAACAACAGAAGGTTCGGCTGCTTGTTTGACAGCCGTGGTCCTTGGCGCAACATCGGCGGTGTGGGGAGGCTGTTCACCCCCTTGGTCAGGCATCAGCTTCTGGGTGGTGCCAGAGAGGTCTTCAGTCCCGCGCTCTGTGAGAACCTTATCAACCAGAGCATCGCTCTCTTGGCCACTGGTGTCCTCTTTAATCACACGATCGACGACCTCATCCACCTGCTGTCCCTGCTGCTCATCGAGCACGCGGTCCACGAGGGCGTCTGTGCCCTCCTCAGCGACTTTCGGCTCAGTGGAGGGGTCAATGGATGCGTCGACCTCAGCGTGCTTCAGGATGGCCCTGAGGGTGCGTATGCGCTTCTCATAGCCGGCAATGGCCTTGTCGTAGCTCTTGCTCTGCTCTATGTCGGTTGAGCCCTCCTGTCGGTCCTTCTCCTGTCTGATTTGCTTCGTAATGGATTCGATCTCGTCTGAGATCAGACCGGCCTGCTTGGGGCTGATCGGGGCGTGGTTCTTTACGGCGGGGCCCAGATCGTTGGACACCCCTTCTTCCATGCTGGCGCCGACTTTCTTGTACTCGGCAAGTGTCGACTTGAAAACAGGGAAAGACTCGGCCAGTTTTTCCATGTACGCCATGTCAACATGGCCACGCTTGAGAAGGACCCTGGCCCCGATCATCACCTGTTCCATTTGCGCCCTGGTGACTTCACCATTACTGGACTGAGACTTGATCACTCCATCAATGAACGTCTTGACCTGTGCGCTGGTCGTAACTGTCGGGTCGCCCCTCTTTCCATCCAGCTTTGCCTCCACCTCGCGGATGGTCTGCTCGACCCCGATGGCTTGGGCGAATATATTCAGGCGCTCCCATTCTGCCGCCACACTCTTGCCGTCGATCAGCTCCCCTTCGTTGGCAAGACGGGCCAAATCTTCAGCACGATCATAGACCCAATCTTGGATCTTGTTCAGCTCGGAGTCGCTCCTGTTTGCCAGGCCCCTGCTCAGGTCTGCCCGCAGTGACAGCCCGTTAGCTGATGTCGGGTCCTTGTCAATATTGGAGATGTCGATAGCAGCGAGTTCCGGTATGTCGCCCAGGCGGCTATCGGCGTTGGCGATTGCGTCAATAGCCTTCTTGAGGTTCTTCTTGCCGCGTTCTTCTATCAGTATGCTGCCGCCACCAAAGATGGCGCCAACCGTTGCTCCAACCATGAACTCCATCGGATGGCCCGGCTCAAGAATCTCAGACCAGTCACGCTCCTTGAGAGCAGCCTCACTGACGTTTGCCTGTCCGACCTCCTGGATACCCTCAGCGAAGGCAGTCGCAATAACCTTCGCTCCAGCTCTTGCCCCTGACAGTCCCATAAAAGCGAGCGGCATGTTCGAGATCGGCAAAAGAAGCATATTGGCGGCCCAGGTCTCTTGCTGAACCCGGAAGGCCTCGTCGTCTGTCATGCCATTGTCGATGGCTTGTTTGTACGCCAAGCCGCCCTCAATAGCAGCCTCGGGGATACTCATGCCGATGTCCATGCCTGCCGCTTTTGCTATGGCCTCAAAGCGGGACTGCCTGCCAGCCATCTCAGCAATAGTCCTTGTAGTGGCTTTGCCTTTGATCATGGAACCCGTCATTCTCAAGACCAGCTTCTTGCCGGCTGCGGTCTTCATGAATGAGGCAACGCCGGCCCTTGTGAGACCGCCGCCCATGAAGGCGGTGCTCATTGTGCCAACTGCGCCGGCCACCATCGTCAGGAAATTTGGGTCGTCAACGTAGAAGTAATCATCCAGGGCACTGGTTGCAGCGAGGCTGGCATCGAGAAGGCCGTCACCGAGGTCCAGCTTCTTGCCAATGGCTCCGGCAAAAATACCCAGCGAGGTGATGCTAATTGCAGCACCATGAAGGAACGAACCCGTGTAGTCGTCACCTCCGTATGTCCCGTCCTTTTCCTGATCTTGGACAACGTCGTTGGCGAACGCCTCCCAGAAGTCATTCGAGCCCACATCCGCGCGGGGGCCCAGCTTGTCGATGGCCTTCTTTTCGAGTTCCTCATACCAACCCATATCGCGGTCAGCCATGCTGCGCGGGTTGACCTTTGCAAACGCCTGGTTGAGCATCTTCAAGTCTGATGGCTTCCTCACGGAAGTCCCGCCGACGTTCTTGCTGAAGTCCAGGTTTCCGCCGGACGTTCTCGGGAACTGGTCTCCGTCCCGATGAAGGAACGTATCTCTATCTGGCGCCTGTGGGCGAACCTTCTCGTACTCGGAAAGAATGCTGTTGCGGTATTTCGTGTTTTTCGGGCCTGCATACGGCCGGCCTGTAAGTTTGAGGGCCTTGTCCATATCCCCTGCCCCGGAGTGGTAAGCCCCGACAGCGAGCTTCACGTTGCCCTTGTAATGCTTGAGCATTTGCGCGAGATACTTGGCGCCAGCGTCAAGCCCCTCTATCGGATTTTCGCTCCACCTTGCAGGGTCGTAACCCATGCCTTTGGCTGTTGCTGGCATGACTTGCATAAGCCCGAGAGCTCCAACCTCGGACACTGCATTGGGGTCGCCGTCAGACTCGTGTTGCATCTGGATTGCCAAAAGAGACGGGTCTATCTGATGCTTGGTGGCGATCTCTTCAATTCCAGGACCCCACCGGTCCTTGACATGCTTGGCACTCTTCGGGACAGGCCAGTCCTCTTGGGTGTAGTCGTGACTGCCATATTTTGGCTGCTCGCCGCCGTACCCGCCCTCGTCTGTTTTGTAGACCTTTTCCTCGGGAACAAGGTTCTCAAACAGGAAGTTACCCATCACCATCTCCGATTATTTGTTGTACCTGGTCTTGGAGGACCCACCAAAGATCTTGCTGAACAGGCCGTCATCGACGAGTTGGCCCTCTCTGGATTCTTCTAGGGGTGCGCTCGGACCAAACTGCTGATAGCTCTTGTCGACTTGCCACGGCTTGGGTGAATCAGTGGCCCTGCCGAGGCTGGAGACTGTGGGAATAGGCTGCTGCTCCGCCTCTGGACCTACAAAGCCCTCATCGTGGAGCTGGACCTGTGTTTGGAGCTTGTAGAGCTCTTCGCTGTTCTTCGCCCTTGCCTTCTCTTCTGCGATAAGAGCCTCGCGGATGTTGGCCTGTGCGGCTTTTCCCTTCGCCTCCAAAAGTTCTTGCCTGACCACAAACCCCTCGGCCTGCGCCCGGGTCATGACCTCAACCTCGCCAGTGTCCCGATCCCGCATGTATACCAGGTCGGCTGCTGAGTTAAAGTCCAGGGTGGCTCCGCTGTAGTTTTTGTTTGCGAGGGCTGTCATCCAAGGCTTCCTGTAGCTGAGAGCGACCTTCTCACCATCGGCATTGATCTGCTCAATCTGAATGCTCTTGTTGCTTTGAAGAACATTCATGACGGAGCGCCAGCCAAGAGCTGGGTTATACCCATCCTCCCATCCCGACTTTGTGCCATCGACCTGTGGAAGACCGACCTCCTCGGCTATGAGGATCTGGATGAGGTTGTACTTCGCCCTTGCAGCGGAGTCCATGGCGGCCATCTGCTCGTCGATTCCTTCTGGCTTCAAGCCCATTATTGCCTGAGCGCGCTTCTGCATGAAGTCAGTGTTCTTGATGATGTTGGCCGTCTCGTTGACGCCGGTCTCTTGGTATGCCTCACGGGCGGCTTTAATATCACCCCACATTTTTCTTACGTCTTCTTCTTTGACCCCCAACTGGAGAGCATCATCGAAATACTTCTTCCTGACGTTCTCAAAGCTCTCATCATCGTCATAGAGGTCATCAAGGGTGGCGCCCTCGCCCATCTTTGCGACCTCAGCCATGATAGCTACATGACCATTGCGCTGAGAATTCGCCACCCAGTCTTCACGGTTGATTTTCTTGACGCCCTCGTCGAGCGCTTCTTGAGAACCGTAGCCGGCCTTGAACGCTGCTGAAGACCTACTGAAGTCCAGCCCGCCAACCAACGAGGCTGCCGTCTTTTTGTCTGCAACCTTGTTCTTGTTTGCGACCTTCTGAGCAAACGACATCTTGTTGAGGCCCAATCCAAGCACTCCAGGCATGGCACCGGCGACAGAGTCAGCGTCGGTCGGCTCCAGTCTGGACTGGCCGGAAGTTGAATTCCCGGCGGTGGATGCGTCGACAAACCGACTGGCCTCTTCCTCGTTTTGGATGACGCTTCCGAACTCACCCAGAAGGAAATCATCAGGCAGCATCTCGTTTGGCACAGACCTTTTCATGAGGTCAATGTCATAGGCTATTGCGTTGCGCTCTTCCTCTGTGGTGGCAACCTTGATGCGGTCGCGCATCTTTCCGACGCGATCACCGACCTTGCCCATGAGGTCCATGTAGCTCTTCTGCCGGGCCTGTCTTGCAGCCGCCTGCTTTTGCCTGAGCGCATCACGCTGTGCGTTCCGGGCCCGACCAGCTCCACCAGTGGCACCGCTTTGTGTAAAAGTAGCCATTATCCATGTTCCCTTTGGCTCGGTGGACGATACGTTCCATCCGACTGTTGGTCTGCCCCGTTATTGGGGTGCAGTTTGCGATTCAAGAAGCTGCCTTCGTCGATCACAGCATCCATGCCAATATTGGCCAGCATGTCGAACTGACTTCCAGGGTCGGTCTGAGAGCCACCGGTCTGCTTCCGGGAGTTGAAGATGTTGATGCCAGAGTTGAGAAGCGTCCCAGCACCCTGTAGGTACTGAGAATACGTCTGGCTGCCGATCTGATTGGCCATGACCGAGGCGTCGACTGCGCCCTTATTGAGAGCGGTGCCTTCCGCCTTGGCCAGCTCTCCCATTTGGGATGTCATGATTGACGCTGGGCCGGTTCCCGTTCTCGCCATGCCAGCCTTGAACTCGCCGCGCTGAATGTCGAACGACTGCCGGATGTTGTCGCCAAACGCCTTGCCGTATTTGGCCTCAAGGTTGTCAATCATCGACTGGCGCCGCTCGGGAGAGAGCTGCTTCATGATGCCAGGAAGCTGCTTCATGATGCCGTCAAGCATGTCTTTTCGCTCGCCCGTAACACCTTCGTAGCTCGTTGTGGTGTCCCGCTGGGCGTCACCACCAAAGAGACCCATGACTCCGCCGACGATACCGCCAGGAAGCCCACCCTGGGCTGCTCCCGACGCTGCGCCAACTGCTGCGTTTCCAAAATTAAGAGGCATCTGTCTCTCCTTCTTCTATGTAGCCCCTGAGGAGCCCAAGTATTCTCACGGCCTCTGGATCTTTACCATAGAGGACTATGCCCTCTGCAAGTCGACCTTCTGGCTTGAAACCAAGCGCACACAGCGCCCTTTTCGTTCTCGACCTTGACGCCGGTATTGACGCCTCAATGCGCCTCACACCGTTATCAAATAACGACACAATAAGTGGCGTCAAGACCTCCTTCAGCGGATCGTCGAACTCTGTGCGAAAGAACCTCACGACGGGCACCAGGTCGAACTGGGTGACGCCCGTCTCTGGAGATCCGGTGATGAACAGATTTGCGACCACCTCCTCGTCCTCGGTTAATATATACCGGTCCCCGGACCCAAGTTCGTTGCACATAGAAGCAGAGACCACCTCCGACTGTGGCAGCAGGCGATGATGCTTGAAAATCTCGTAGACCTGACCTGCGTCTGTTTCTTTTTGGGTCAATTCCCATCTCATCGTGTCCCTTTCCTGCTGGCGTTTACTATCAAACCGGCGATACCCAAGGGGGCGTCCGTGCTCTCGATCTTTATTCTGAATATGCGTCCTCTGCCGTTCATCTTCAGTATCAGCATTGACCGCTCGCTGACACCCCAGAACCCAGCACCCCACGTCCCATAACCCCACAAGCCGGCGTTGCCGGACACTGGCTTGATCGGAGGTCCGATCTCGTCCCACACATCACTGTAATCCCAGGCTAGGTAGTACTTGGTGTTCGCGGCCCCACGATCGGTAAGAAGCACCGTCATCTCAAGCGCGCGGCTGTAGCTGAGAAGGTCTTTGGCTGGGAACCATTTTGTGGTGTATGTGCTCAATATGGGGGTAACGGTTCCAGCATCAACAGCGTCCTTGTTTGTGGCGTTGAGCCTGAAGATGTTGACGTTGTCAGAAGGCAGGGCCCCACCGGCAGCATAGAACTCCTGGGTGCCGTTTTCGGCGTTGAAGTATTCCCCCAACTGGTCAACCTTGCAATAAGGTCCACTGAACTCTGTCCACCGCTCGTTACCGCCCTCTGGGTAATAATGAACGATGTCGGCTTTATTCAGCGATCCAGTAACCGGGGTAGACCAGACAATCCTGCGAGAAGCAATCTCATGCCTGCCTACGATCTTGTCATAAGAACTGGAGGTCACATCGTTGATCCTGTCAAGGACCTTCAACCCGACCATTCCTTGCAGCAGGTCGGCGAATTGATCAGTGGACGACAGTTTTCTAGGCCCATCCAGCGACCAGAAATAGATGTCGTTTCCCACCGCCACAACAGACTCATCACTGACGGCACCAACAGGGTAGGTTTTGGCGATGCGAAAGAAGGCCCCGATCTCACCGGTGTAGACGATCGTCTTGCGCTTCTTGAATACAACAATGAACCCCATCAACTCACGGACAGCAATAACCTTGTCCCCGTCTCCACGATGAGCATAAAAGAACCCGCCATCAACAGCAGGAGACGTTGGCGCATTGGCCTCATCGGACAGGGCCGGGTTATAGTCGCCCGTTGTCCAGTAGGGCGTGGCCTTGAGGAAGTTGTACGGCTGATCAAGGGCAGAATAGTCAATCCTGTCCGGGTCGGTAACGAACCCATAGGCGAGAAGCCTGGAGCCCCGGCCGGCGCCAATGTAGATGGTTCTTGCGGGCCAGTCGCGGGGGTCGCTTTCAAGAGGGAACCCGATGCCATCCCACGAGTCTGTTGGGTCGATCCAGCGCTTAGGGTAGCCACGAACTGGCGCCACATCGCTATATACGCCGCGAGGCCAGGGTACAATCTGCACTGACCCGCCGGTCTCTTCTTCGAGATACGGGCTGCCAGTAGGGGCTGGCTGGGCAGTTCCAGAACCAAGAGCGAACGGGTCAATGTTTTGATCCCTGAGCAGGACCGTACTCGCTGTGGCCACCTCGGCAATAAACACACGATCATTGATATCCATCCAGTCGCCGTCAAAGTCTGCAGTCTGCATGCCCCTGATGCGAACCCTCTGGCCATCTACAACCGAGTGCCCCGTGATCGTCAACTGAACCTGTGTCGTGGCGTACTGGAAAGCCGAGATCACGCCAGTGGTCACCGGAGCAAGCGTCGGGCCCATTGCGCCAAGGGCGATCTGCGGCTCACGGCCGGTGCCGGTCATGTAGAGGCACTCATTCTTGAAGACCCACGTATCAGGGTCAAGCCCGTCAACCTCGTCGGTAAAGAACGCCTGCGTTGCTCCTACCCTGGTGCCGTCATCAACCCATGGAGTGTTCACGCCCTCGAAAGAAGCAGAGCCGGTCCTTGTGACAATCATGTCCTGGTCCTTGAGGACGTACATGTGCCCGCCGTTGAGACCGTCTGATGCCCTGCCGAGAATATGAATAGGCCCAACCCTGGTCGTGGCCGTCTTGGCGTTCACGGTTGGGGTGGTGCCGAAGTGAGCGCGACCCAGCCTCGAATCAATAACCCCAATCTTGTCGAGGTTGAGGTTGTTGATCTCAGTGGCCGAGAACCCCTGGATGAGAAGCTCTCCGCGTTCTGTATCCAGCCCGTCAAAGAAGATCACAATTGCTTCTGGTGGCATCTGTGGGTTGTTGATCGGCATCAATAAACCCCCTGCGGGCCGGCCTTCAGCCTGAACTGAGAATAGGCGTCCTCGGGGAAGACCCGCTTGCTTCCAGCGACCGCTTCTCGCAAGAGGCGCTCGGCTCGCTGCTCGTTGACCTGGAAGTCAGACATCTCAAGAATTTGCTTGTAGTATGCGATGGCAAACTCGGTGATGATGTGGATCAACGAAGATGGCGCCTTCACATACTCGGTACCATCAGCTATCACCTGGGGCGTGGTGTAGTAGCTGATCATGTACGAAATCATGATTCTCTCTGAGAGCTCGATAGTATCGAGATTGTAACCCAAGAGAGCGTCGTATGCGTCGTTCTCAGGGAACGGGAAAAGAACGAGCTTTCCACCCCGGATGCACCAACTGGTGGGGAGCCCAGAGTAACCAGCGTCCTTCATTTCTGACTTTATTTTGGTGATCTGCGCGGCGAAAAGCTCGTAGGTGAGAACTTCCGGAGGCTGCATAAACAGGCCGGGCCTATAGCGGATCATCTCCTCGTATGGGACGTGGACGAGACGTGGCGTAACGTCAGTCATCTGTACGAGTGGAGTGCAGAACCATGCGAAGTCAACCGGCAGGTCATAGAACATGGTCTCGTTCTCAGGCAGGAACGAGGCCCAGTTGATGCGCCAGTCCCACCCGTTGGCGTTGGTTACCCGGGCGATGGCGATATTGAGGGCGAGCTCAAGCTGGCGATCCTGTACGATTGCAATAGCCCCGGAGGCCTCTATCGAGCCTGCTGCAGCGAGCATGTTCCTATAGATGGCGTTAGCCTGGTCGTACTTGACAGCCCGGTCGGACGGGTTGGTGTACTTGTTGGCGTCGGTAACGCCCGAGAAGAAGGCCATTTGGTGTCTCCATTCTATTCACGGGCCCCTGCCCAAAATGCAGACACCCAGTATGGCTACGAGGACGGCAGCATTTGGGTACTGAACCGGGGGACCGTGTTTACGACCTTGGTGACGCTGTTACCGAGCATCGCCTGGGCCTTGTCCATGTTCATCTCGACAACTTCAACCTCGGCCTTTTCGAGACATGCAATCAACTCCATCGGCACATCAACCCAGACACCGGTAACGATGTTCCACTCGCGGTCGCCGTTGCAGAAGTACTGCCGCGAGGGCATGTTCTCTTCGGTACGGACGATCTTGAGCTGCATCCACTTCGGCTGATAACGCTCCTGTGGATCGAGGCACATGTGACCAATGGTGCCGATTTTTGGGTTGACCATATTTGCCGGCAGCTTTCGCCCAGCGATGGCCCTGGTTTCTTCATTCTCAGCGATGGCCGTAGCGATCGCACCATTGGCCTGGTCCACCAGGGCCTTCTCATCGAGCTGCTTGTCGGTCTTTGCCATGTCATCTCCAAGTTTTACGCCCTCCGGCGCGTGGTGAGAAGGCCCCCCGAAGGGGGCCGTCACTTATTGCGTGACGCAGATGGCGAACGTGTCGTCGACAGACTGAGCGGCGGCCTCCAGCGTGAGCGTCATCCCGTTCGAGTTGGTCGCGCCAGTAGTCAACAGCATGAACGTAGTGTTCAACTGGTTGACGCCAGCGGCCAGCGGGTCGATCTCCAGGCAGGCGTTGAGCGCCATACCCTGCAGATGAACCAGCGAGACCTGGGTCGCAATGTTGATGATCTCGACTTTTGCCGGGCGGAAGCCAAGCTCGATCACGAGATCAACAGGGGTCGTATCATCAGCGGTGTAGTGAAACCCGCTGACAGACGAATTGGGGGCGGCCCCATAAGTGACAAGTGCTTGTCCAGCCATGGTCGTCTCTCCTTGTTCAATGTAGCCCCCCGAAGGGGGCTATTGCCAAAGGCTCACTAGACAGTGATGCCGTGCTCGATCCGGTACATCCAGTTGTCGTTGGTGATCAAAGCGCAACCGGCGCTTTTCCAACCGACCGTGTTCCGCTGCTCCAGGGGATCAGTCGGGCCGCCGGCCTTCTGCATGATAGTCCGGCCACTGCCGCGCTGCAGGGGAATGACAGCATAGGCGTCACGCCCGAAGATCAGCGTAGCGTAAACATCAATGTTCCCGCCAGTGCTCTTCAACCCGGTCGAAGCAACGGCGGCGCCGCTACCAGTCCAGATCTTGGAGTTGGTGGTCGTGATGAAGCGGACGTTCCGGTATTTGCCAATCTCGGACGGCATGGCGCCACCATGGTTGGAATACTGTTCGATGGGAATGAAGTCCGTTCCCCAGGTCCAGCCGCTCGTCACCGTTGCGACCGTGCGAATGTCGTGCTCAACATCGGGGTGACAGATGGCCCAGTAGGACTCACCGATCGGATGCGAGGCGACGCGGGTGGAACCAGGAACCATCGGCGCGAAGGTCTTGGCTTCGTTGTTCCGCAGAACACGAATAGCCGTATCGACCAGCGGGCGATAGAAACCCTCATCAACCGTGGGACGAGTGGTTCCACCTGAGAACGCAACAGCCGTTCCGGCGACCAGGTACTCACGATAGACGGAGTCCATGGATTCACCCATGTTCTCACCCATCAGCTCGACGCCCTGCTGCAGGAGCGGATCGACGTGGGTCATGTCCACGAAGTCCGAGATGACCATGAAGTTTCCGTACTGCTTGATGGTCGCGACATAGTCGCGCTTCACCAGTGCGGTACCGTCCGGGGTCACGCCTTCAGTCAGCGGGACAGTGGTCTGTGACAGCTTCTCGTAGCGGCGGAAGATCATCGACTGACCGCTCCGCATGCCCAGTGGGTACTGGGTTCCGAATTTCTGGTGGTGCAGGTACGGGTAAGACCGCTTCAACAGCGAACGGTTGTAGACCGCCGTGGTTGCATCGGGCAGAACAGCACTTGACGCGTTGACACCGGCAGAGCCGGGAGCGCCCTGCAGATACGCAATGGTCTGAGTAAGAGAACTCATTTTCTATCCTCCGAGGTTAGCCGCCCCCGGTCATCCTAATGTGTTCGAGTGCGGCATCAAAATCATCGTCGCTCAAGCGCCAGACATCTTCGGCCGATACACCGGGATTGGTGGTAGCGGCCGGGCTCAGTCGGGAAGGAGCGTTCGAGGCCATATCAGGGGCAGCCCATTGGTTGCCACTCTGCATTCGCTTTAGCCTGACGCGAGCGGCCAATGCCTCAATGCCGACACGGTTGTCGTACATTTTTTGCTGCTCAGGCGGCAAATCTCTGAACACCTGCTCAACCTCATTCATGAGCTCATCCTTGAAGCCGGGGACGACGCCTTCGATGTCGTTGATGCTCTGTTCGCGTTCGATCCGCTCCATGGCGGGTCCATATCTGCGATTCATTTCATCATTGGTCTTGCGCCGCTCGGCGGAGAGCACTGAACTCAAAAGAGTAGCAACCTCGGGGTCGGTATCTTCGGGCAATCCCGACAGGGTGTAGTTCTCATCCACTGCTGGCTCCTTGGCGGGCGCACCGGCCGTAGCCGATGAAGCCTTGTCGAGCATTGCAGCAATGGCCTGATCACGAGCATCCTGTGCGTTGTTGCGCGCTTCAATCGCCCTCTTATACTCAGCTCCGGGTACGGACCCATCGCCTGCGGGGGTGCTGGATTCAGCGGCCGACGGTGCTGGGTCTACACCCTGGGCGTCGTCAAACGCGCTGAAAATGTCTCTTGGCTGTGCCATGTTCTGCCTCCGTGTTTACGCCTCGGTAGGCGAATTGGGGTCGACGTTGGCTACTCGCCCTGCGACCCACTCAATAAGTTCCTTGGCCAGTTCTGCCTTGCCATCACGCTTTGCGCTTCTCAGCGCCCAGTTTTCCCCACTGATAGCCAGTGGTGCGGTGTTGCTCTCGTGCATCTCGGTGAGCTTCGCGACCAGTACTTGAAAACCAAGCGTCTGCTTGATCATCTGAAGAGCCTCGGCCTCGTCTGCCGGCGACATTCTTTTTTTACTGGACGCTCGATGCACTCGTTGATCCTTCCGCTCCTGATGTCGGCTGCTGGCCGCCTCGTGCTGGAGGACTGCCGACCAACCCGTAGGTTATCATCTCGTTGAGAATCTGGTCGGCTTTTTCTCCGTCATTGAATATCTCGTCACCATCACTGAACCCGAGTTCGGAATAAACCTTTCTCCCGAGTTTCAGTGTGTCTACCGAGGCAACCATCATCGGATTGCCCAGGACGAGCTGGTAGAACATCATGAGGTTTTGGATGCGCTCCTGCTTGTCAGCAGCGAACTTCGATCCGCGAACCTCGATCGCCCATCCACGCCGTATCGTCTCCGGGCTGAGCTCGACAAAGGACGAGGTCCCCTTTTGGACCGCCTTCACCATCTCGGGCTCGGTCATGTACTGCGCGTTGAGTTCGACAAAGAGGGTGAGAACCTTCGTCAGGAAGGTCTCTTCGATGTGTTCGGCCACCATGCCGATGTCGCCGCCGATCATTCTTGCATCAAGGCGCGTTTTGGTGGCTGATTCTGAGGAGTCCCCAGCCAGGGGAGCCCCGCTCTTGGTGATCAGCTTGAACTCGTTCTTGAGAAGAACAATGTCGTTCATGCTCATCTGCAGGCCCTGGATGTCCTTTTGTAGAGGAACCAGGTTGTTGATATCGCCGACCCAGTGAATCTTGGACGGAGCGGAAACCAGGGCGTCCCTGATATAGCCGTCGTCGACGCCTTTGTATTCCGGGTTCATGATGTAATTGACGATGTCGATATTTTGGTTGGTGCGGACGTTCGCCAAGTCCTGAATCCCGAGTGCGGGCTCCAAGGCTCCAATCCCATAGACTTGGCCTGGTACATCCCTGTACGTGGCAAGCTGCGCCGATGAGTCGCCTGACCACAAGAACGTCGGCTCCCAACGGAGCAGAGTAGTCTCGTTGGCCACCGTACCGGTGAAGCTCACGAACATCGAGCGGCCGTCATCGTTCCCCTGGGGGACCTCCATCGTGCCCCAGGCGGTCAGCAGCTCCACGTCAGAGCTGTCGGGCACCTGGAGGCCAAAGGCGTCGTACGCTTCAATCAGTGGCCCAGAATCGACACCAGAGCGCCTCTCGGTCTCGACGATGTTTCCGGTGTTGTCGTATACAGAATACCCGAACCGGTTCTTTTGGGCCATCGACTGCAGCACGGACTTGGGCGCCCACGAGCGCTGGATCTTCAATTGGTGCTTTGTGTCGGTTGAGAAGGGGTCGACGACGAAGTTGAAGATGTCGCCGATCTCAAGAGTAGGGCCAGAGTAGATCACTCCGTTTTTGGAAACAGGCGGCGGCTCCGGGGCCACCAACGAAGGGCGCGGAGGTGCGGGACGCCCCGTGGCCGCCGCCATTTCGGCTTCTTTCTGCCATCTATTCATTGCGTCCTGGAACTGGGCCCATGCGATCTGGTTGGTGATCTGCCACTCAGCCATACCCTGTTGATAAGCCGGGTAATCGACAGCCATATCCTTGCGCCATCCCACATAGAACGGGCAGTTTCCGGTGATCGTGAGCTGTTTCAGGAGGATTCTGTATTCTCGATGGAAGCCCATCTTCCTCATCTGCTGGAGAAGCAGAGCGCGGACTTCTTCGGCTGACTCGTCGTCGTACTTGAGCCGGCCCGGTATCGACGGCTGTGGGTTGAACCACTTATCGTCACCCGGGGTCGTTATCGAGGCCACGTTCGACGTTATCGTTTCGGTGGCGTCAAAGGACAGCGGCAAGAACCGCGTTGATCGCCCCTCTTCGGCCCGCCTTTTGTCCCATACAGGGTCAAATTCGGACATATAGGCACGGACGCACTCCATCCAAATGTCTTCTTTGACACTGCGAGCGTCCTTCAAATCACGGAATCGTTGGGTTATGAAGCCAATGACAGCCTGTTCTCGGGTCCCTCCGATAATCATCTGTTCATTTCCGCCTTGTAAATGCGTTTGGCTTCTTCAACCATGTCTCCGTATGTGGTTGAATCATCCGAAATCAACCATTTATTAATCATGATGTCAACCAGTTTGTCGTCGTCTGAGGCCGGCCTGGCGTCCAGTTTCGCTTTTCTGATGAGGTTGTAGTTCTCAAGCCAGGCGGCGGCTGACCACTTCGCATCGAAGTATTTAATCGGGTAATCGTCGACGTAAGTGCATATCATATAGCGTCTTTTCATATCCGGGAGGAACTTAATCTTCATTCTCACGAGGCTCGAAAGGAACTGCAGCCTCTCGATCGGCGGCTCATGGTCACGGTCCAGGCATTTTGCCACCTCGCGCGCGTGCTTGAGGCGCAACCTGCTTCTCACTGTCGTTCCTGCGAGGTTCACAACATGGTAGACAGTCCGGCCTTTTCGTTTTCGCGCAATGATATGGAAAACCTTACGCATTACCAGCCCCCAAACCGGCGGTGACTACGACTGGAGACAGCCGCATCTTCATAAGAATCAAGGCTTGCGAGGAACGCATCCTTTTCGTAACGCTTCCGCATGTTCGGCTGCATCCTGGCAAGGCCGCCCCGCAGCGCATCGTACAAATGGTCCTCAGACAGGGTGTCGATGTCCTCGGGGTTGCGACGGTCCAACGGAATGGAGCTCATCGTGCGGATCAAGTGCTTGCACCTTGCAGAAATCATTAAAGAAGCAGAGTCATTCCTGACCTGGAGGTACTGGTGGACGACCTGCTTCTGGATTACACGGCTACCCGGGCCCTTCGGCCATCCCTGCCACCGCATTTTTGGCCCACCGAGCAGATCATAGATGGTCTGGCCGCCATCCTGCGCCCAGCACTGCGGGTCCAGGTACGCCTCTTTGATATCCCAGCCGTTCGCCTTCTCGATCTCACGGATCTTGTGGGCAACGTACTCAGGGGCGTGCCGAAGGCCCGTATTGGGCTTAGTTCCACATCCATACAGCTCACCAATGACGTGAACAACTCCGTCAAAATCGGCGTAAAACCACAAACAAGCGTATGGTTTATCATATCCCCAATCCATTGATCTCCAGACACGGACACCCGAGGGAACCTCCCGGATCGGCTCGATATGCACGTCACTTCGGAACTCTGGGAAGGCGGCGCCGGCGGCGATGTTCCAATCTCCATCACGGAGAGCTCTTCTGAGTGTCGGGTCTGCGATTCCATCCAGGACATCCTCATAAGTCGGGTCATTCTTCATGAGAATGATGTTGTCGGAGAGCTTCGCTGGGATGAAGACCCTCTCGTACTGGCCGCGCTTCGTTTTGACGGCAAAAGGCGTCATAGGGTCGATTTCACCGATTTTAAAGCGGC